TCAAACTGTGATACAACACGGCGTAGGTTTTCTGTAGGGTTAATTGCATACAGAGCACGGGCCATCATCTCAGTTGGAGTAGGAGTAGCCATAGGTGTTGCAATACCAGCAATAGAAGTTGGATTTGTTTCAGGTGTACCCGTTAAAGATCCAAAGCTATTATCTTGTTGTTGTTGTGCTTGTTGCGGTTGTGGCTTTTTATTTCCAGCAGAAGCAATATCTGTAGGAGACAGTGGCTTTGTGTCTACCGCTTTTTCCAATGGAGCAGAACCTGCAATTTGATTATAGTCAGTATTCTCACCATAAGCCATACCAGTCATCTTTTTTACTGTTTGCTTGTTTGCAATTCCGCCATCGGTTCTTGTGCTTTGAGCACCTGGGAGTGAAGGGGTGGTTGCTGGATTAACAGGTTGACCCATGTTTATTCTCCCTCATTTAGTGTCTCAATGGTTCGGGCTGCATACTCGTGGAATGACTTTTGATCTTCCACGAAACTTGCTTGTGTGTCTAACATTGCAGTTAGACTACTAAAAAAATTTGCTGTGACTACTGCCATGTTCATAGCAGTGTCAGAGAACAGAGCGAACATGTCCCACTTCGTTATACGAGTAGGGGCGCGTTCACCCTGTTCTTCATTAAACAATGTTTACTTAGATCCTGGGTTTGTTCCGCGTGTGCCTGAAGGCATCTTGCTGTAAACGTGTGTTGAAGCGCCAGCCTTAGCTGCGCCTGCCTTTGGTTGAATCTTTGTCTTTTGTGTTGTTGCTTCAGATGAACTATGTCCACCCTGCATTGCTGGTGAAGGAACCTTAGTTGTAAGGCTTGCCTTCATTTGTGGGGCTACTTTTGCCATTTGTTTTTCTCCTATAGGAAGTTGTGAACACCAGGAACGTTAGACTGGTGTTCTCCTGAGCACACCTGCTGATAACTCAGGCTGACCAGAAGATGAAAGACCTGCAAGTAATGTTTGCAGTGATGGACGTCCGCCAGGTGCCATGCCCTGTTGACCAGGTGCAACACCTTGTAGACGACCAGTAGGACTTAATCCTGGTGGTAATTGTTCTTGACCAGGTTGTCCTGGTTGAGTAGGCTCCCCAGTAGGAACCTGACCTGGGGCTTGTGCCTCGCCAGCGGCTGCAACTTCTGGGGAAACTTCTGGTGCAGGTGCAGGAGCAAATGCTGCCGCAACAACTGCTTCAATCTGTTCGCCCTTTTGGCGACCATCAATGATAGATGCCATAGCAGCCAATACCTTAGAAGGATCTTGTCCTTGCTCTACCATTGCTGGTAATGCTTGTGCATAACCGGCGACTGCTTGCATAAGAGCATCGCGTAATTGTTCTACTTCTACTTTTTCTTCTTCCATGGTGACATTCATTTCCCATGGCATCTGACGACGTAGGAAGTCACGAGAGATTAACTTATCTCCACGTGCTTGTAATCCAAATACCAAGGCACGGTTTGGATCTAGTCCAGCCATCATGCCATAAGTAACATCACACCAGTAATCGCCTTGAATGGCATCCTTTGGCGTGTAAGTGATTTCATAGGGAGCACCAGCGTTAACGCCACGTACTTCCTTTGTAACATCACCGAATAGTTTTTCATCCATCATAAAGCACATGCGCATTACATGACGGAATGTTTCAGCAAATACTGCTTGTGCTGTTTTGATCTGTGTGTCAAATCCACCCATAAGGGCTTCAACGCCACGACCTGTAACAATAGAACCTGACTGTTGACCAAGACGACCTTGTGGGTAACGTGAACCAACACGTAGTTCTTGATCTAGGCTTTGTGATTCTTGGAAGATTCCATTTGGAATATCAAGTGAAACACGGCGAATCTTCTCAGGGTTAGCTGAACGAATGGTTGCGTCTGGTCCAATTTCAAGGACGTTAACGTCAGAAGGTAAAGCAAACGGAGCCTGTACAGATTTCTGTGCTGCTTCCAATTGCAATGTAGCAAAGCGTGATCGGGCAACTTGCACCCACATGATGTCATCAAACTGTCCACGTTGGTGTTCATCAGAGTCAACTCCAGGGCGGGTAGCAATAACTACAGGCAATTCACCAAGGGTATTCTTAGCACGTTCAAGGATAAGGTTCTTGCGCTCAGGGATAAATAGAACTAGCTCGTTCTTGTCCTGATAGCGGAATAATTCTAGGCGACGCTCAGAGTTGCGATTCTCATAAGGTCCACGGATCTGAGGCTCTAGCTCAGGAAAGTCATTACATAGTTCACGTACACTCTTTTGNTAGCGACGTGTGTAGGAAATCAACTTGTTAAAACGGTCCCACTCAGGGTATGAACCAATGGGATTNTCAATACGGATCATTGGGCGATTATTCTCATAATCAGGTTCAACGATAAAGGCGACCATTCCAAAGGTGATATAGCGATCTGCACCTGTATACATCTGTGTCTGAAGGTTACAAGAGTCGCGGTAACCTGAAGCAATCATGGTGCGCTTATCAGCACGTTTACGAGCACGATCTGAGACAGCATCTGTGGTATCACAGTTAAAGGCAGGTAGTGGGGCAATAACTTCTGCTACGTCACGGGCAGCAATATCAATGAAATTGGAAACCATTGGCTTTGGAAATTCATCTGTAAATGCGCCTGGGAATACCTGTTGGATATTGCCTTGACGAATAGACATAAGATCAGCCCAGCGGGCATCACGTTGACTATGGGCATCGCGTAACTTGCGTACCTTGGTACCAAGTTCGTCAATATCTATTGCCATAGAAGGTTCCCCCATTAGATGCTAATTTTTCCTGAAGTCTTGCATATTCTTCCAAATTGACTACCCTACGTGAAGCAACTTGATGTCTTGTTGCAAACGGGTTTTTAACAAAGGAACCGCCATAGGCTCCTGCTTGATTGATGTAATCNCGCATTTGCGTNTCTGCAAACCAGAGAGCCATTGGACCATCTTGCTTATTCTTAGTTCCTGCTGACCAAGTAATCAATTGTTCAATCAATGACTTGATATGCTCATTATCGGCACGNGGCAACTCTAAGAGGTTTGAACCTCTAATGTATTTGCCTTGACTATCCATTGTGCCAAATAGCGGTGCCATAGAGGCAACACCAAACTCAAGATCCATTTTGTTGCCACCGGTATAATGCTGAACAAGGCGTATGCCTCGCGTTGCAAGAAACTTATTGATCTGTTCATCTTGTCAGGAAGAGCTGAAAGGCGTTCTTCTCAATTACCCATACCTTTGGGTTGTACTTTTCAGTCCAACTAAAGATTAAGTCGCGAATCATTTGTGGTGTAGGTGCTGGCATCCTAGATGCTTCAAGCAAGTAGCGCTTGCCTGTGATCTTATCTCCCGCCATAATAACGGAGAACGTGTCACCTGACATGGCTGGGTCCATAGACGCAACAATGTACTGACTAGCAAGAGTCTCAGGGTGACCTGGCGCTCCTGTGATAATAGGACCGATAGATCTCATACCACTGACAGAACCGCGTACACACTCTGGAGAGAAGATTGCAGAAGACTCAACATCTTGTTGCTGATAAACCATTGCCCAAGTCTTTGGGTCAATAAGACCGCGACGGCGGCGTAAGTGCTCACCTGACCAGCGTGGGTATAAACCCTTTTCATCTGGTGGTGTATCGTCAGCATCCCATGGGCGATCTGATTGAGGCCACAGGGTAATCCAATCCTTTGGATTATCTTTAAACTCAAGTACCGCTGGCATAGCCAAGTATGTCCAAGGGGATCTGTTGTCAGGGTAACGTTCAGGGTTACGCATCTCGCGATATAGATCCATAGGATCTACACGGGTACCTACAACTAGAATCTTTCCTGTGGGACCAACGCGGGTAAGAACTTCTTGCTGAATCCATCGGATCTGCTTTTCNTACTCACCAGCGTTGGCTAGTGTCACACAGTCGTCAAGGATGATAAGGTCTGCACGTGCACCGTAGATCTGACCACCGATACCGAGTGCCTGAACGGTAGGGTCTTTTTCGCCTGACTCGCGCTCAAGGTAGATGGTGTCTGCCGACCACTTATCTGAGGTAGCTTTGAATCCTTCTACAGGAGCGTAGCGCCTTTGAAGTTCAGCCCATTGGGGTGAGGTTAATCTTTGCTTGATAGCGTAAAGGAATTCCTTTGCCATCGCCTGAGTTTTGGAGACTAACTTGATTCTCACATTTGGGTCGATCACTATCCTATAAACCACATAGTCAATAGAAACCGTCATAGACTTAGCATGCTCAGGGGGCATGTTAACAAGCACGTAATTCTTAAAGCCTTTTTCATAGGTCATATTGCCATGGAGCCAGGCAGGCTCGCCTTCTTCTAGAAGGCTTGTGATGTTTCTTTGGTGGTCAAAGGTTTGGGAGTTGAGGTATTTAAGCCGGAACTCTTCAAAAGATATATTCGCGTCATCATCGCTGACTACACCTTTTCGCTTCTGAATGACGCGGGAAAGATCTATAGCCTCTTTAAACTGTGGATCGCTAGAGCGATAGTACTCATAAGATTTTACTGACTTGCCGACTGCGCGGCAAGCATCTTCTACCGTGACCCCATCTTGAATCAGGGCGACTA